ACTGAAATCAATAGAAGATTATAAAAAGAACAAACCAAAACAAGACGCTGCAGATTTATTAAAAGAAAACCTTTCTGAAACAAAACAACAATCTATTCAACATTTTGTAGAATTTGCAACCCAAAGATTAAAATTGAAAGAAACTCCAAAAATTAGTTTAGTTGGTGGTAGAGAATTTGCAGAAGTAAAAACCAGTTTAGGTGGATTTGACCCAATATCAAAAGAAATATATGTAGCAACCGAAGGAAGATTGACAGCAGATATATTAAGAACACTTGCACATGAGATGGTTCATAGAAAGCAAGATGAGTTGGGATTAGTAAGAAATCCAGAAAAGGATGGTGCAGATGGTTCTCCAATAGAAAATCAGGCACATGCAGTAGCGGGTATCTTAATGAGAGAATATGGTAGAATCAACAAACAAATTTACAACGAAGATATTAATGTAGATGTTGATAAAGGTGATACCGTTTTGATGGGCAAATTTAAAAACAAAAAAGTACAGGTTAAAGATATTGGACAAGACCAACATGGGATGCCAACGATTAATGGTAAGCAAGCAACAACATTTCGCAAGGTAGATGAAATGGGAAGTAACGATGTTCATCTTGCCAATGTAATGAATTTATACAAAAACGCAACATTCCGTAAAAGAATAAATGCATATCTTTTTGGTAGAGCAAATATGCCAGCAAATCCAAATGCTGTAGCAAGAGAATTGAGGAATATGGATTACAAAGAGATAACTCAAATGGAAAAAGAATTAAACATTCAACCTGATTTAAATGAAGGATTGTTATTAGAGGGTGGTGCATATGGTCATATGTCGCATCCGTTTGATGATATGGATTTAACTTTTGGAGATTTACAAAACATTATCACAGGAGCATTAAATGGTGATTTGGGTGTAGTTAGAGAAAAAACAGATGGACAAGCATTGGCAATTAGTTGGAAAAATGGTAGATTAATTGCAGCTAGAAATAAAGGTCATTTAGCAAATGCAGGAGCAAGAGCGATGGGTATTGAAGATGTTGCATCGAAGTTCGGTGGTAGAGGTGGATTAACTGATGCATATAATTACGCAATGAAGGATTTAAGTGCAGCAATAAGCTCACTTTCAGAAGCACAAAGAAAAAAAATATTCAATGAAGGTAAATGTTTTATGAATTTAGAAGTTATTTGGCCACAATCTGTAAACGTAATTCCTTACGGACAAGCTCTTTTAATATTCCATAATACTACTTGTTATGATGAAAATGGTGTAGCAGTTGGTGCAGACCAAGGAGCATCTTCTACTTTGGCAGGAATGATTAAACAAGTAAACGCAGATGTTCAATCCAAATACACAATTCAAGGACCACCGGTAACGGAAATTCCTAAAAGTGAAGATTTAAGTTCAAAAAAAGGAAAATACCTTTCTAAACTTAAAAAGTTACAATCTGAATTTGGATTAAGTGATGGTGATACGGTTGCAATGTATCATCAAAGTTGGTGGGAAAATTTTATAGATAAAAAATCACCTGTAAAAGTTGATAAACTTACAAAAGAAGCGTTAGTAAGAAGATGGGCGTTTGGTGATAAGAGTTTCCGTTTAAACACTATATCAAACCCAAAGTTACAAGAATGGGCAATACAAAACGATAAAGTAAATGTAGCAAAGCAACAAAAAGATAATATAAAACCATTTGAAGAAATATTTTTAGGAGTAGGTGCGGATGTATTGGATTTTGTAGGAAGTGTATTAACAGTTCATCCTGACAAAGCAATTAGAGCAATTAAAAATAAATTTAAATCAGTTGCATCCGATGTTAGAAGTGGTGGAGATAAAACAAAAATACAAAAATTAAGACAAGAATTAAAAAGACTAAATAGTTTAGGTGGAATAGATAGAGTAGTAGCTTCAGAAGGTATTGTATTTTTCTATAATGGAAAAACATACAAACTTACAGGCACATTCGCACCACTTAACCAAATTTTAGGATTATTTTATTAAATTAAACAGTTATGCAAAAAAGAACAAGTTGGGACCAAAAAAACAAACACATTCACAAATCTCGTAAAAAGATTATTGATACCGTATTTGGCAGAGAGGATAATACCCAAAGAGTTTTCGGTTATGAGAAGGAAACAGAACAAAAGCGTGAAGTAGGTGAACGATGGACAGATAGTGATGGTAAAGAGTGGGAGCAAAGAGAGGGATATAGAGCATCGGTTAGTCAATTTGATGATGTAAGAGAATATTTGAAAAAACTTACAACATGTAAAAATCCTAATTGTGAAACAACGGAATACTCTAGAGCAGATAAAAAGTTAATTGTTAGAGCGGGATATTGTGTACATTGTAATCACAAATATGAACAAACATTAAAAGATGATGGAACATATCCATTTTACGAAGATTACAAAATAACTTGTAATAAAATAGGTTGGTTAAGAGACCACAAACAAGAGTTAGAAGATAATTTAAAATATATTTCAAAAGATTTTCAAATGGTTTATGAAAATGGACATGTTGAAAATTGGAATTGGGATATAGATATAGATAGGGTAAAAGAAGACCTTAAAAAAGATATTGATAGTTCTTATGAAGCATTAGAATTATTATTAAAAAGAAAATTGTTATTGGAAGATAAGTTACGTGAATTAAATCATCCAGAAATAATAAAAAACTAAAAAAATGAAAAAGTATTTGAATTTGAAAAACATTGCTATCGCAGCATTGATTATTTACATCCTGTTACAATGGTTCAATCCTGGAGGGGTTATGCCTGGTGGAAGAACTATTCGTATAGATGGTAAAAAGTATGAAGTTTTAAAACATACAATTGATACCGTTGAAGTAGAAAAAGTAAAAGTAGTTACAAAAAAAGGACAAGATATTGTACATGAAGTAATTGATGTAGATACTTTGGTTCTTAAAGAATTGGTGAATGTAGATAGTGCAGCTATTCTTAAAGATTACCTTTCAAAAGTAATTTATAAAGATACTCTATTCCTTCCTGATTCATTGGGTACGATTGCATTAGTTGATACTATTACTAAAAATAGAATTTTAGGTAGAACATTTGATGCGAAAGTTAAGCAAAGAGAAATTAAAGAAACTCTTATCGTTAAAGAGCCAGCTAAAAACCAAGTTTATTATGGTTTAAATGGTGGATTTAACAAAGCAGATGTAGTATCTCATGTTGGAGCAGGATTGATGTTAAAAACCAAAAAAGATAAATTATATCAATTCGGTGTAGGTGTTACGAATAGAACGGTTGATGGAACTAATGGTTCTCTTTCTCCGTTCATCAATTTCGGAACATATTGGAAAATTAAATTTAAAAAATAATGAGTGTTCAAGGGCAACCAAAGAAAACACTTAAAGAGATAATTGCTGAAGAATATCGTAAATGTGCGTTAGACCCCGTTTACTTTATGAAAAAATATTGTGTAATTCAGCATCCGGTGAGAGGGAAAATACCCTTTCACCTTTATCCTTTCCAGGAAGAATGTATGACCGATTTTAAAGATAATCGTTTTAACATTATTCTTAAAAGTAGACAGTTAGGTTTATCAACTCTTTCTGCCGGCTTTATTCTTTGGAAAATGTTATTCAATCAGGACTTCAACGCATTGGTTATTGCAACAAAGGTGACAGTAGCTAAAAACCTTGTAGAAAAGGTTAGAGTGATGCACGATTTACTTCCTGTTTGGTTAAGAGATGGTGGTAATAGTTCAGTTGAAGATAACAAACTATCACTTAAATTAAAAAATGGTTCACAAGTAAAAGCAATCGCATCTTCTCCAGATGCCGGACGTTCTGAAGCCCTATCCCTATTGGTTGTGGATGAGGCTGCATTCATTAGAGATATAGATGAAATTTGGTTATCAGCACAATCAACCCTTTCAACAGGTGGTTCGGCAATCGTATTATCAACTCCAAATGGTGTGGGTAACTGGTTCCATAAAATGTGGGTAGAAGCAGAAAGTGGTACAAATGGATTTAATACTATAAAACTCCATTGGACAGTTCACCCAGAAAGAAATCAGGAATGGAGAGATGAGCAGACACGTATTTTAGGACATAAAGGTGCAGCGCAAGAATGTGATTGTGACTTTATAGGTTCCGGTGATAACGTAATTGACCCACAACTATTACTTTGGTATAAGGAAACTTATATTATGGACCCGGTAGAAAAAAGAGGATTTGATGGAAACCTTTGGGTATGGGAACATCCTAACTACAACAGACAATATATGGTTGTAGCCGACGTAGCAAGAGGTGATGGTTCGGATTATTCAACAGCACAGGTTATTGATATAGAAGATTGTTCGCAAGTAGCAGAGTACAAAGGTAAATTAGATACAAAAGATTTTGGAAACTTTTTAACCGCTTTAGCAACTGAATACAACAATGCACTTTTAGTAATAGAAAATTCAAATGTGGGTTGGGCAACAATTCAACAATGTATAGATAGACAATATGGAAATCTATTTTATATGAGTCAGGATTTAAAATACATTGATATTGAAAAACAAATGAATAACCGATATTACAGAGATGAAAAGAAAATGGTTGCCGGATTCAGTACAACTACAAAGACCAGACCTCTTATCATTTCTGCATTAGATACCTATATGAATGAAAAAGAAATTCTAATTCGTTCATCTCGTCTTATTGATGAATTATTTACATTTATATGGAATAGTGGTAGAGCAGAAGCTATGAAGGGTTATAATGATGACTTGACAATGGCATTGGGTATTGGATTATGGGTTCGTAATACTGCATTGAGATTAAGACAAGAAGGTATAGATTTAACAAAATCAATGTTAGGTTCTGCGCAGGTAAAAAGACACGAAGGTGTTTATACTGCAAATCACGTAAAACAAAATCCATATGAAATGGATTTGAAAAGAGGTGAAAAAGAGAATTTACATTGGTTATTGGGATAATCTTATATTTATAAGTTGATATGGCACAATTGACAAAAATATTAAAAGAAGATTTAGATAAGTGGTTTAAGGAGAAGTGGGTCAACATCGGCAAAAAAGTAGATGGTAAACACCCACCATGCGGAACTTCTGGAGAAAAAAGTGGATATGCCAAATGTGTTCCTGCTGCAAAGGCTGCCGGAATGAGTAAAAAAGAAAAAGAATCTGCAACTCGTAGAAAAAGAGCTGCACAAAATAAAGCAGGTAGAGGTGGTAGTGATAGCAAAGGACAAGGCAAAACACCAATATATGTTTCTACCAAACCTAAAAACGAAGATTGGAGTGAAAAATATAAAAATAGTATAGATTGTAATAACCCCAAAGGTTTCAGCCAAAGAGCACACTGTCAGGGTAAGAAAAAAAATGAAACTATGAATATAGAAGAAAAACTAAATTTATTTTTAGAAAAGAATTGTCCAACTGATCCAGGAAAATGGGCAGCATCAAAAGCAGCAGCAAAATCTAAATTTGATGTATATCCATCTGCATATGCAAATGGTTGGGCAGCAAAAAATTATAAATCAAAAGGTGGTGGCTGGAGAACTTGTAATGAAAGTTTAGGTGAACTAAACGCATTGCATGAATGTTGGGATGGGTATAAGGCAGTTGGTGGAAAAATGAAAGATGGTAGAATGGTTCCAAATTGTGTACCTGTAAAAGAAAACATTAAAGATATGAAAAACGAAGAAATTTTAGAGTATGATGTAGTAAACGAAGATGATATGAAATCATTCATTAAGTTTATGAGAGAATATACAAGAGAATTGAACGAAGCAGGATGTCCATGTGTATATGAAGCAGAATATCAGGGTAGAAAAGTTCAATTAGGTAAACCAATGGCCGGTGATGTAAAGAAA